GAGTTCCTATGGAACATTTGTTATGGACAGAGAAGTACCGGCCTCAGACGGTGGAAGATTGTATTCTTCCTGACCGTCTGAAGAAGCCGTTTCAAGAATATGTAAACCAAAAAAACATTCCTAATCTTCTTCTAAGTGGCGGTGCAGGTGTTGGTAAAACCACAGTTGCAAAAGCCATGTGTAATGAAATTGGTTGTGATTTTATGGTTATCAACGGTTCTGATGAATCTGGTATCGACACGTTTCGTACCAAGATTAAGAACTATGCTTCATCTATGTCACTTTCTGGTGGTCGCAAGGTCATCATTATCGATGAGGCAGATTATCTAAATCCAAACTCTACTCAGCCTGCTTTGCGTAATGCGATTGAAGAATTCGCAAGTAATTGTTCTTTTATTTTTACTTGTAATTTCAAAAATCGAATCATTGAACCGCTCCATTCTCGTTGTGCAGTTATTGATTTCTCACTTAAAAATGGTGAGAAAGACAAGATGGCCGCACAGTTTTTCAAGCGTATTCAGACAGTTTTGCAAAGTGAATCGGTCGAGTTCGATAAGAACGTAATCGCGGAATTAATTAAGAAACACTTTCCTGACTTTCGCCGTGTACTAAATGAATTGCAAAGGTATTCTCAGTTCGGTGCAATTGATACTGGTATTCTGGCTCAGATTGGTGATGTATCTCTTTCAGAGATCATTAAACATATCAAAGAGAAGGACTTTGGTGCGATTCGTAAATGGGTTGCATCAAGTGATGTCGATTCTGCATCACTCTATCGTAAAGTATACGATGCACTTTATGATACTTTGAAACCACAATCCATTCCTCAAGCCGTTTTGATTCTCGCTGACTATCAATACAAGTCTGCATTTGTTGCCGATCAAGAAATCAATACGGTTGCTTGTTTGACGGAACTTATGGTGAATTGTGATTTCAAATGAACGATATCATAGTAGACATTTGGACATGGATTAAAAATGATTATCGCTCTCATAATTTTCGGTTTATTGTTGAGTTGTGTGCTTGGGCTATCAGTATTGGTTGCTCGATCACAATGGCACTTACTGTTCCCAATCCACCTCTTTTGGTCTTATATCCTATTTGGATTCTTGGTTGTGCTATGTATGCTTGGGCTGCTCATACTCGCAAGTCTTTTGGTATGTTGGCCAATTACTGCTTGTTGACCACGATTGATACGATTGGCCTGATAAGGATGGTGATATGAGTCCGTTTGATTTTGTAAACCAGATTCTTCAAGGTAAGAAACAGTTAATTACTGATGAACAGACCGAAAAAGAGTATTCACCATTTCTAACCAACCGTTCACTATCTTATCATGCCGACTGTATAATGTATGCAAATGAGATGAATAAACGCCATTTCCTAGATAAAAAGTTGCAAAATGACTTTTTACTAAATACAGTCAGGTCCAAAAAAAGACCGTTTGCTAAGTGGGTTAAAACTGAAAAGCGTGAAGACATAGAATGTATTAAGTTAGCATATGGTTTATCCGATACTAAAGCACTTGAAGCTAAACGCCTACTTAGTAATGAACAAATCCAAAAACTAAAAGAAAAAACCGATATCGGTGGATTAGGAAAGTGACATGGTTGACATTACTAAATTTGTTGAGGTCACACTCGGCGAACAAGACGATTTTTTGAAGGTACGGGAGACACTTACACGTATCGGAGTTTCATCTAGAAAAGAGAGAGTTTTATACCAGTCTTGCCATATTCTACACAAGCAAGGCCGTTATTATATTGTGCATTTTAAAGAACTATTTGCATTAGATGGTAAACCATCAAACATCTCTGAGAATGATATACAAAGAAGGAATGCTATCGCTAAACTGTTAGAAGATTGGGGTCTGGTTAAAGTATTGAATCCTGAAATTATGAGAGACAATATTGCCCCTATTCATCAGATTAAGATTATATCATACAAAGAGAAAGACGATTGGGAACTGATTCCTAAGTACAATATAGGTAAGAAAACACAAGATTATTAAGGTGAATCATTATGGAAAACGTGAAAAAGAAAACGGTTCGTCTGAAAAATAGATATACCGGTGACGAGGTTTGCACCGATACATACGATGAAGTGGTGACGATGGGTGATAACGCTTTTATTAGAGTTTATCATCCAACGCAACCGCATAGGACTTATTTGGCCAATCGCTCGGCTTTCGAGGTTTTGACTAAATAAGATTGTGACGCCTAATGGGTCACATTTTTGATAACTCGCTTAAAAGGAGAAAACTATGACACTATCACGTGTTACTTTTGGACCATTGTCTCATTCTACTCTTGGATTTGAGAAGTTTATTGATGATGTTGAGAAGCTATTGAGCATGGATGTTCAAAAAACCACATCTACTTTCCCTCCACACAATATCATTAAACTAGATGAGTCTCGTTATGTTGTCGAGCTGGCTGTAGCTGGCTTCGCCAAAGATGAAATTGAAATCACCGTTGAAGACAGTACGTTGACTATTAAGGGTGAGAAGAAGGAAAAAGATGTCGATGTAACCTATCTGCATCGTGGAATCGGTACAAGAGCGTTCACTAAGCAGCTGACCATTGCTGATACTATCGAGGTGCAAGGCGCCGAGTTTAAAGATGGTATTCTGCGTGTTGGCTTGGTGAATGTAATTCCCGAGCATAAAAAGCCGAAGAAGATTGAAATTGGTAAGGATCTCAAAATGTTTAAACCTGAGTTCCTAACTGAGGACAAAAAAGCGGCCTAGCGTGATGGAGGCGAGTTTTTCGCCTCCATTTTTTGTTTCTAAACTTGACTTTGGATATATATAGATGAAAGCAAATCAAAACTTCAAATTGGCCAAACCAATCAAACGTGTCCTGGCCACCATGCATGGTGAAAATCGTTCGTTATACAAAAAAATGATGATTATGGCGCAACTACACCAAAACATTGTTCTGCGTGAAAAAAAGAAACCCAATCAACCACAAGTAAATGAAGAATAAATTCATTACAGCGCATATGGAAGCTGCGGGTGTATATGCTCGCCTTTCATCTGCGAAACGTCTCCAGGTTGGTTGTGTTATTGTAAAAGATAACACCATTATTGGTATTGGGTATAATGGAATGCCATCTGGTTGGGAAAACGATTGTGAATTTTTAGAATATTATCAAGATGGTGACAATGCACTTAAAACAAAGCCTGAGGTTCTCCATGCAGAGTCTAATGCCATTGCTAAAGTGGCTAAGTCTACCAATTCCACTGATGGTGCTGTTCTTTTTGTAACCTGCGCTCCTTGTCTAGAGTGTTCAAAGTTAATTCACCAGTCTGGAATCAAAAGAGTTTATTTTGGTCACAAGTATCGTTCTGATGATGGTCTTAAATTCTTAGAACGATGTGGTATTGAGGTAAATCAAATTGAATCCGAATGATTTGGTAAAGTTGCTCACCAAGATTAAATGTTGGATTCCTGAAATCAATATAGGTATTCGTGAAGAGATAGATCGCATCATTGCTCATTTAAAAAAGCAATGAGGTAAATAACAAAATAAAATTAGACAAACCATACATAATCGTTTATACTATGTCTAAGTAATTGTATAGACAATTATTTGTCAATTAATTTTTAGGAGATTTGAATGAAGACCGTAGGTGATAAGATTGAACCGTTTGTCGTAACTGGCATTAATCCTGGTTCAGATAAGTTTTTTGATATTACAGAAGAATCTTTTTCTGGTAAGTGGAAAGTAATTGTTTACTATCCAAAAGATTTTACATTTGTCTGCCCAACTGAAATTGTGGCCTATGACAAATTGTTCCAAGACTTTGCTGATCGTGATGCAGTTCTGTTGACTGGTTCTACTGACAACGAATTCTGTAAACTTGGTTGGCAAGCAGCACACGAAGACCTCAAGAAAATCAAACACATTCAGTTTGCTGATACGAGCCGTGATTACGAAAAATCACTCATCGACCAACTTGGTGTATTTTATGAACCAGCTGGCGCAGCGCTTCGTGCTACATTTATTGTTGATCCAGATAATGTCATTCAACATATTACTGTCAACAACCTGAATGTCGGCCGTTCACCAGACGAAACTCTGCGTGTATTAGATGCTCTGCAAACTGGTGAACTCTGTGCATGTAATCGTACAATCGGAGGAGAAACGCTGTGAGCTATAGAGAAATCTTTGAATATCTGAAACAGTATCATTGTCCAACATGTAGAGGATCAAAATAATGAGTTGGGTAGATCAAATTAAAGAGGCGTTACCAGAATATGCAAAAGACACTAAGCTTAACTTGGATTCTGTTATTAATCGCAGCACTCTTGATGGTGTTGTTGCTCAAAGCTGTGCCTTGGCAGCAGCTATGGCAACAGGCAATGGAAAACTCGTTGCCTTTATACAGTCAGGTTTGGAAGATGCCAAAGAACGTGACGCAGCATTGACCGCTTCTTCTCTTATGGGTATGAACAATGTTTGGTATCCATATATTGAAATGGTTGATGATCCTAATTTGGCTGGACTTCCAGCACAACTAAGAATGAATGCGATTGCTTCTCATGGTGGAACTTCTAAAGTTAATTTTGAAGCCTATTCTCTTGCGGCATCAATTGTAGGTAAGTGTCATTTCTGTGTTAAAGCACATTATGATACATTGAAGAAAGAAGGTATGACTGTTGAACAGCTGCGAGATATTGGCAGAATTGCGGCAGTTATTACATCGGTTGCGAAAGTATTGAACTCGTAGCCTAAATACTTTTAACAACACCCTCTACGCCTTCTGGTGTGCCGGATTACAAAGCCGGCCAGAAATCCAAGCGCACCACAGAGGGTTACTTTAACACGGCCGAGGCCTCTGCAAATTGTACGCCTCGGTTCTTTTTATTGATTATTATGGCATTTCTCGTTCACAATCTACCACCAGTCCAATGCTTCGTTAAGAAAGAATTTCTCTATGACTTTGAAAAAGGTTTTGGAGAATACGAGCCTTGCATTTGGATGACAATCAAATGTATCAAAGGTCAAGCATTTAGAATTGAATCACTTCTGCCTAACTATGGTGCTTTGTATGATAAACTACCTTTACATGCATTTGTATCAAGGCAAGATAACTTAGAAGATGCAACTTTGCCTTTGGATTACTTGCAAATTTGGGATGCTTTGAGTTATAATTTTACTGTTGTTGAGAAAGATAATCTTCGCATGTTGAAGTGCAAATTTCTGGACAAGAGTAGAGACTGGCACTTTGGTGAGTATATGTTCACCGTAGATTTTTGCCAAAACGACCCTGGTTATTTGAATACAGGATTTTCTGAGACAGTTGAAGAACATAAGAGTTACAACTTTATCAAATTAGATAATGGTCAGTTTGCGGCACAACCAAATAACAAGACCCTTTTCTATGATGCATCTTTGACTGTACCTGAATTCAAAATACCAGATTTTAAAATAGCAACAAAGTTATATTCAGTAGAGAAATACAACAAACACTCTGCAAGAAATAACAATGACTTTTTTTATGATTTTGAAGAAAGAAAAGAATGAATATTCGTGAACTCGCAAAAAAACTGGCCATTGAAAACAAATGTATTCATGCCGAACGTTATGATTTATTTTATCGTGATTTTGATGACAAAGTAGAATTGATCGGTTGGGTGCAAGATCCAACTTATGATATGAAAGATTTTGAAGGTCGTGAAATGCTTTTCCCAAAACGTTGGGTTACTCTGGCTGTTCTTGATGCGGACACACAAGTATGATTAAGTTACTCACACTCAAAACAAATCATACTTTAATGGGTGAAGTAGAGAGTTTCACCACTAATCCAATTAAAATTAAAAAACCGGTACAAGTTGTAAGTGTGCCGCCACGATCACAAAATGATCCAGGTGGTATTGCATTTTCACCTTTTGTTGAATATGCAAAAGAATTTGAAACTGGTATCTCTATTGCACTTGAAGACATTCTCTCTATCAATACTCCTGTTGTTGAACTTGAGAATCAATACAATCAAGTCTTTGGTGTAGGCATTCAAATTGCCTCAGCTGTTCCTAAATTCTGATATACTGTATGAATGAGTAAATACTACACAAACGTTGCCGTTCAAGGCAACAATATTCTCTATCGTGGTGTTTTAAAAGGTCGGCGAGTAAAGATGAAAATTCAATACTCGCCTACTTTATTCCTGCCAACTAAAAAACCATCTGAATTCAAGACACTTTTTGGTGACAATCTTGAAGCAATGCGTTTTGAATCTATTCGTGAAGCCAGAGATTTCGTCAAACGATATGAAGGTGTTGAGAATTTTAAAATCTATGGTAATGATCGTTATGAATATGCCTTTATTGCTGACGAATTCAAAGGTCAAACAGAATGGGATATCAACGATCTAAACATTTCAATTATCGACATCGAGGTCGGTTCTGAGAATGGATTTCCTGACCCATATCGTGCAACAGAACCAATTACTGCCATCGCTATCCGTAAACTATCTGGCGGCATGACTGTATATGGTTGTGGTGATTATGAATTACGTGGTGATGAAACGTATATCAAATGTAATGATGAGTATGATCTCTGTAAACGATTTCTAAAAGCTTGGCAAGAAGATACACCAGACGTTCTCACTGGTTGGAATACCGAGTTCTTTGATATTCCATATATCATCAATCGCTTTCGTACTTTGCTTGGTGAAGATGAAGTAAAGAAACTTTCTCCTTGGAATAACGTATGGGAAAGAAAAACAACATACAACGGGAGAGAATTAATTGCGTATAATATTTCTGGCGTTGCTGCTCTTGATTATATTGAGCTTTATAAATGGTATGCGCCAGGCGGTAAGTCACAAGAGTCCTACAGACTTGATAACATCGCTAACGTTGAACTAGGTGAAAGTAAACTATCATATGATGAATATGATAACCTACACCAACTTTATCGTTTGAACTATCAAAAGTTTATTGAGTATAACATTAAAGACGTTGAACTGATTGTTAAACTTGAAGATAAACTGAAATTGATTGAACTGGCTCTGACTCTTGCCTACGATACAAAGACAAACTACGAAGATGTGTTTGCTCAAACTCGTATGTGGGATTCTTTGATCTATTCTAATCTACTTGAGAAACGAATCATCGTACCACCAAAAGTTATTCAACAGAAATCATCTGCGTTTGAAGGTGCATACGTAAAAGATCCACAAGTTGGTATGCATCATTGGGTCGCATCATTCGACTTGAACTCTCTGTATCCACACCTCCTGATTCAATACAATATCTCACCAGAAACTTTAGTTGAACCTATTGATTATACACCACCGATGATGCACATTCTTGGCCAAGGTGTGAATGTTGAGAAGTTGCTCGAGAAGAAAATAAACATTGAGTCTTGTAAACTAGAAGGTGCAACGATTACACCAAACGCACAATTCTTCAGAACTGACAAACAAGGTTTCTTGCCTGCCATGATGGTTGAGATGTATGAAGATCGCAAGAAGTTTAAGAAGATGATGATTAAGTGTCAACAAGAATATCAAGTTGAAACTGATCCTGTGAAGAAGAAAGACCTTGAGAAACTTATTGCACGATATAACAATCTGCAACTTGCTAAGAAAGTATCACTAAACTCCGCTTATGGTGCTCTAGGTTCACAATACTTCCGTTTCTATGATCTGCGAATGGCTCTTGCTGTTACTCTCGCTGGTCAATTGTCGATTCGTTGGATCGAGAAGAAACTGAATGGCTTTATGA